GGATTCAGATAATAAGGTAACAGCGTTCCAGGAAACGCCTGACGATACGCATTATCCAAGTGAAAGGCTGGTTAAGGATTCGTTGGATGATAAGGTTGATGTGGTTTCAGGTAAGGGGTTATCGACCAATGATTTGACTGACGAGTTAAAAGGCAATTATGATGACGCTTACGGATGGGGGGACCATTCACAGGAGGGGTATTTGACGGAAGAGAGCGATCCCGTTTTTTCAGAATGGGATAAGTCAACCGGAATTTCAATAACGGAATCACAGATTAGTGATTTGGGAAGTTACCTTACTGCGGAAACGGATCCCGTTGTTGGCGCAATTGATGGAATTGTTAAGGCGGATGGAGATAATAATATTTCGGCGGCCGTTGCCGGGAGTGATTATGTTGCGCCTGCAATAACCGAAACTGCCGACGGGACGATTCCGAATAAGGCTCTTGTTATGATTGACCTATCCGGCAATACCGTTGTTGGAACCGTTGATTCTAAAACCGTTGTGGGGGTTAACGCAAGCGGGGCGCAAAAAACCGAAGGCCAGAGTATGACTCTTGCCATGAAAGGAATGGTTACAGGTATTGCGGATGGACTTATTAGAGGGGGAAGGCTTCTGAAGTGTGGAACCGGGGGGCGGGCTTTAGAAATGATTCCTTCTGGTTATGTGTCTGCAATGGGCGGCGGACATATTGGTGCCGGTTTTACAAACCAACCTGCAAATGACGGAGTAACTATTGTATCGTCAAATTCGGGAGATACAACACAGACCGTCAGTATATATGGTACAACATACGGAGGAGATTGTATCGAAAAAGAAGATATTGTTTTAATGGGCGATACACCCGTTAACTCCATAAAAACTGATTGGGGATCCATTCTTGGAATTATATTATCGGCAACTTGTGTCGGGACGGTTACGATAAAAGAAACGTCGGACAGTCAAACAATAACGACACTAAGTCCCGGATATATGTCTCAGGGCGTTGAACAAGTTGTTTCGCCAAGAGCATTTAACAAGGCTCCCATAATTATAGGGTCAGGAACAACAAAAATAATTGGCTTAATGGGGACCGCGCCTGATTATTCGCCATTAATAGAATCCAAGACATTAATTAGTGACACTCTAGTAACTATGGATAACGCATTTAACACTGTTACGTACTTGCTTGTTGGCGATTTAGAGTATGGAGCAAGCGTAGATTTAATTGTCGGCGCTGATTCAATGGACTTGTGTATTGGCCGCGCCGGTCCTGCGGGGGCGGCGGCCAAGGATGATGATTTGGAGATAATATTATAATAAGGCGATATGACCGCGGACGGCGGAACTATAACGATGAAGATTTTATAAGATTAAAATCGGATGATAAAAAAATCGTTAATTGTTAACCTATAAGTTAACAATATAAATCATTAAATAAATTTCAAGGGCCTTGGCCCTTTTTTATTTTACAGCAAAAATAACGGAGGAACAAAGTATGAGTAAAAGTGAAAAAATCATCAAATTCACAAACGACGACATCGATAATCCGGTAATATTCGCGGACGTCGGGAGCGTCGAAAATTCGGAAAGCCTTGCCAAGAACGCGAGGCTGTTTTACGTCGGCACGCATAAAGGGCGCGAGTATTCAAAAAACGATTTAAAAAAGATCGTTGATAATTTCAAGCCCGACGAGAGCGTTCCGGTTCAACTGGACCATTCGACGAGCGCGCGCGATACCGTGGGTATTGTTAAGAGCGTTGCGCTTTCGAAGGATGGTTCTGAAATCAACGGCGAGGTTGAGTTTAAAGGCAAGGATAACGTCGATAAGGTTCGTTTGGGACTCTGGAAAAAGGTTTCAGTGGGCTTATCAATCAAACAACCCGAAATGAAACTGTTGGAGGTTTCGATTACGCCTTTCCCCGCACTGAAAGACACTAAAGTATTTTCGGAAGATAATGATAATGGAGGTGAAGAAGAAGTGAAGAACAGCGAAAGTGAAAACGAAAAAACAAAAGCAAAAGAAAAAGCGGCGATGGCCGAACCGGAAACCGGCAAAGCCGAAAAAGTCAATATGGCTGAAATTGAAAAAATTAAAGCGCAGTTTGCCGAACTCAAAGCCGAAAAAGAGGAATTGGCCGAAAAAATCAATTTCAAAGAGGACAAGGAAGTTATTGAAAACTTCGTTCAGGAGGGTAAAATTCTCCCTGCGACAATGGCAAGGGAACTGAAACTCTATCATTCATTGAAGGAAGATGAACAGCGTGAGGATTTCATTGAAATCAAAAAAGCGCAACCGGCGTTTTACGATCTCAAAACCTATAACACCCGCAAAGCCGATAAACCCGGCGAGATGAGCGACGTGGAAGCCGATAAAGAATCAAACGACATTTTGAGGCACACGAGTTTTGCGGCGAAAATCGAAACGGTTAAAGTGTAATAACTACAACATAACGACACAACAAAACACAAATGCCCGCGAGGGCTTTTTATTTTTCGGAATTTTGAAAGGAGATGGATAGTATGAGTACACCGGGAGTATCAACTCTTGCAACTTACGAGCCTACGGAAATAAGGGGACCGGGGAACGCTTCTCAGTTTCTCACGTTGCCCTGTACGGTTGAGGAAGGGCAGGACCTTGAAGCGGGTCAGGTTATCGGCGTGAGGCCGACTTCTGAACTATACATTGCTTATGACAAGGACGCGGCGGCTTCCGCGACTTCGCCCGAACCGGGAGATGGAAACGTTGGCGCAGGCTCCTGTTCCGCTATTGCAGTTCAGGATGATTACACACTGACAGAAAATTGGACGCTCACTTGCACGGCTGAATCAAGCAACGCCGGGACGTTTAGCGTTGTCGGGAGTGTGTCCGGTAACGTGGGTAACGCAACGGTTGGCGTGGAGTTTAAATCCCCGAACACAACCGCTTATGCGATTAAGTTCACCATAAGCGATTCAGGCGAAGATTTCGACATAGGCGACACGTTCACGTTTTCAACAACCGCCGCCGGCGCGCAGGTTGCAAAAGGTATATTGACGGAAAACGTTGACGCTACGGACGGCGATCAGGTTTCGTCAATGTATGTTCGCGGGAACTTTACAACCGTAGAATTGACCGACCTTGACACCGACGCAATGGTTAACCTCAATGGCAAAACGGCCAATGAGTATTTCTTAATGTAATTTTATTTTTAAAAAGGAGATGAAAATATATGGCAACATTAAATTGGCCGCACGCCAAATCGCTGGATGTGGCTATCAAAAAAATGACTTACGACCCTGCGCAGTATATCGGCGCGAAATTTGCACCCGTAACAAACGCATACGCGCAGAGAATTGAATACGACGAGATTCACGGACCTTCGGGGATGACCTCAGCACATCAACTTGACGCCGATCCCCTAATAGTAAAATACCCGTCCGTTACCCGCAAATCGTTTGAGCCTGCGTATTTCAAGGAAATGCACAGAATCAACGAATCGGATCTGCTGAAACTTCGGGCATTAGGCGCGACCGAATACCAGGCAATGAACGCACAGTCGTTAATAGGCTACGGGCTTGAAAACCTTAACATCCGTATTGAAAACCGTCTGGAAAAAATGCGCTGGGAAGCCTTAACAACCGGACAGGTTGCAATAGACGAAAACGGAGTTAAATTTACCGCCACTTACGGGATCCCCAACGCAAACCTGAGTAAATACGTTGGCGTATCATGGGCAAGCAAAACAAGTTCAAAACCCGTTGAGGACCTTCTGGACCTTCAGCAGGACTTTGTAGGATCCGGTTACGGCTTGAAATACATTATAATGAACTCTTATACCGCCGGGCTTTTCTGCCTTGCGACTGACACTAAAACGTTCTACGGCGCGGGGATTCAGGAAAAAGTTATGCCCGGAAACGTTTCCAAATACGGCCCTGTGTTTTTGCCGGGAACCGAATGGGTGATTTATGACGGCGGATTTGAAACGACCCCCGGAAGTTTTGGTAAATTTATACCGAATAATAAAATCGTTTTCCTGGGCGACGCGACCCCCGGCGAGATAATCGACGTGGTAACGGTCCCGTCGTTGCATTCCCCCGGCGGATCACCCGTTCCCGGAAAATTTGCTTTTGCGATTGATAAATCAGGACAGAGTGAAGCAAACCCGCATTATGATATTGTGGCCGGTATTTACGGACTGGTCAGAATTCGCAGACCTGAAGCCATTATGGTTATGGATGTAACTCAGACTTCCTAAAGGGGGGGATGATTATGTATTGCTCAATTGACGATGTAAGGGGGAGGAACTCCCTCCTCCTTGCGTCTTCCAATAACGCTTCTGACGCGAGGATTGAGGAGGCTGTTAATTACGCTGATTCGATTATCGACGGGAGTTTGTCGGATAGATACACCGTTCCGCTTGTGAGTGTCCCCGCGATTGTCAGGGGAATATCGGCGGATTTGGCAGCTTCTGAATTACTCTCTCAAATAATCGGCACACGTGGCGATAACGACGAGCCGACGCAGGCGCAGGACTTGCGGAAGAAGGCGATGGATTTGCTTGACAGAATTGCAAGCGGTAAGATTGACCTTCAGATTAATTCTGCGTCCGTTGTCCAAAACGCGACGATTCAATCGACTACCTATGGTAAGCGGAGAAAGTTTGACAACTGGGATCCGTCGAGGCCGTGGAGAAATTGGCGGCATGTTTAGGGTGTTGAATTTAAGAAGGTGATATTATGCCGAAAGTATCGTTTTGGATTGAGGATAAGGGAACGCTCAACTTCATTGATACCGCGCTTCAATTGGGCAAAAATATGAAAGACCCGTTGGAACGCGCGGGGCTTTTCCTTTTGCGCTCGACTGACAAACGATTCCGTGATGAGGTTTCGTTTACCGGTAAATCGTGGGAACCGTTGTCTGAAATAACAGAGAAACGGCGTCGGAAGGGCAAAAAAGGCAATAAATACGGTAATTCTATTCTGCGGGATACGGGCAGACTGTTTCAATCTGTAACACCCGCAAAAAATGATAACCATGTTTACCGGCTTGATAACTCAAAGGTTGAAATCGGCACAAACGTTATTTATGCTAACGTCCACCAGTTCGGAAACCCGAAACTTAATATTCCCGCAAGGCCTTTCTTGGGCATTTCAGAGGACGACGAGAAGAAGATTAACGGCGTGTTTGTTTCGTGGGCAAACGAAAGGTTAGACGATTCGACGCATAAGGTCCGGTTTTTGAAGTAAGGCGGTTGAAATAAGGAGGCGGTTTTATTGTTTCTATGAAATTCAAAACAAAATAGCGGAGATATTACAGAGTGAGGCGGTCCCCGGTGGCCGCCTTTCTCTTTTGCAAAAAGTCCACGTCGGCGATTACGAGATTTTTGCGGGAACCGATTTCCCCGTTGCTCAAGTAACGACAAATGACATTGATGTTTCAGGCGATTCAAGCAAAGTTGAAATCGAAATATCACTTGCTCTTTACGTTTACGGTATCCGGCCTACGCAAACCGAATCGCTTGAAGAATTATCAAAAATAGCCTGGGACGAGAGCGACATCAGCGGCATTATGCCGTTATTGATTGAAAACAAGGGCATAACAATTGATAACCGGCGATATGTTGTCAATACCGGAAGGGTGAACGTTCGCCCCGGAACCGATTCCGCGAACAGACACCTTTGGGCTTTGGAGATACCGTTGACGGTTAAGACTTGGAAAACTTTATAAGGAGGCGAATAAAATTATGGGAACTTTTGGAAATTGCACGATGGGGAATGGGGACTTGTGGATTAATGACGTCCCCGTTGGTTTTTTGAAAGGCGACGTAGAATATTCACATGAATATAGTATTGAAGAATTTAAAACGGGCGTGCCTTCGATGTTGCGAGGTTCAATCACAAAAGAAGTTACGGCAACACTTAAGGCTCCGTTGGCGGAACTTACCGCAGAAAACTTGGCGATTGCACTCGGAGGATTAACACCTGCTGAAACACCGGGATCGCTTGTTGATAAAACTGCAACGTTTGAATCGTTGACTTTTGTTGACGACACGACCGGCGGACCTATGCAGAGAATAAAACTTGGTCCTACAACGGCGAGAGATTTAGCGGTAACGATTTCCGGCGAAGCCGACGCTCCCGTTATAAAAGACGCAACGGAAGCATTACTTTATATAGAAGATACTGATTATGTCGTTGATTATGATAGCGGTTATGTGTACCGGCTCCCCGGAGGCGACATCGGAGAGGACGATATTGTAAAGGTGAAGTATAAATACACTCCGCCTGCGAGTAAGCAAATTAACCTTGGCGTGGTATTTGCGCTTGCGGATGTAAAGGTTGAATTCAGGCACACAAGGCCGCAGGATGGCAAACTGGTAACGGTTATAATGTGGAAGGCTAACGCCGACGGTAAAGCGAGTTTGAAGTTTGCTGAGGGCAGTTGGAATATCAACGAGGTTACGTTTAAAGCAGTTTACGACGCGACGCACCCCGATAATCCGTTAGGGACAATCAACTGCGAGGTTTAAAAATTAAACTGTGCCTGTGGGTGCGGTTTTTTTATGCGAGGGGCGGAGGGAAACTTCCGCCTCTTTGATTATTCGATATTATATGAGGAGAGTTTATGGCAACATTATTAACGCCGTTATCGGAAACAATAGAAATTGCCGGAAAGCAGTTTATTATCCGGGAGATGGCCGCCGCAGACGCGGAAACATATTTTCAAGAGTTAACTGAATTAACAACGGATGATTTAGAAAAACCGGATGAACCGTTTGATGAGGCCGTTATTAAACGGGCAAAAAAGTTTAACGATTTTATTTCAAAACTTTTGGGTGGGATTGACGACGAATTTATTCGGCAGAATATCACACGGTCAATTGCCTGGAAAATCATTGAAATTCAAAACAAGTTAAACGGGCTGGATGAAATAATAAAAAAAGTCCTTCTCCGCCTGACGAACGAGGAAGCAAAACCGGGAACAATGCCGGGAACGAAATAAGTTGGGCGGATGTTTGTTTTGACCTGGCGAAATCGTTTGGAAGGATTCCACAGGATATTTGGACGGTGTTTTCACATCGGCAGATTAACGGATTTTACAGGATTCACATTGACAGGATGATCGAGGATTTTAAGCATAATGCCGCGATTCACGGGATTAAACTTGATGACAAAGATAAAGGAACGTCAAATATGGACGTTCGCAACGTAAGCGCGGAAGACTGGTCAAAGACCGCGGCAATGATTAACGGGATGAATAATTATAAAGGGTAGTAAATAACAATGGCAAAAAGCCTTCTCTCAGAACTTATAGTTCGCATTTCTGCGAAACCGGATAGCACCCTAAATTCAACTTTAAGGGCGGCGAAAAAAGAGGTTAACGATCTCACCGGCGAGATAACCGACCTTGCGAGTAAGGGCGCGCTTGCGTTCGGGGCGTTTGCCGCCGGAAGTGGGTTGCTCGTTAAGGGTTGGCTGGACGCTGCCGGGGCGATGGAGCAGTATAAGGCAAAACTGACAACCGTATTGAAGGATCAGACGGCGGTTAACGACACTCTAAAATGGGCGGTGGAGTATGCCGCTAAGACGCCGTTTGATGTGTCGGGGGTTGTTGATGCGGCTGTTCAACTTGAAGTTTACGGACAGACGGCAAAGGAAGTATTGCCGCTCGTTGGTAATTTGGCCGCAGGAATGGGCAAAAGCGTAAACGAAACCGCTCTTGTTGTTGGGAAAGCGATGAGCGGATCCTTGGAAGGATTTGAATCGTTGCGTAATACTTATGGAATTTCTACCGCCGAACTTGCAAAATATGGCGCAGTGATGAATTCAATGGGTGGAATATCAGTTTTGACGGCTGAAAATCTTGAAAAAGCAAGAAATGCGCTTCAAAAGATAATTGATACAGAATTTGGCGGGGCTGTTGAGCGTCAGGCCAAGACTTGGCATGGCGCGATGTCTAATTTAGGGGATTCATTTGAGAATCTGAAGGTTGCGCTTGGCGAGGAGTTGATACCTGCGTTTTCGGGGGCGGCGCGAGGAATAACTGGGCTTGTTGAGGCAATTGGGAAAATCCCTG